TCTGCTGGGTCGGAACCCAGTTGGCCTTGCCCGCGTCGGTCGGCGCGATGCCCTGAACCGTGGTCCAGGTTCCACCGTTCGCGGCACCCGGAACGGCCAAACCGTTCGTGTGCTCGTTCACGATGGCCGGGATCGACATGAAGTCGGTCCCGTCCGCTACTTCCATCTTCGTCTTGTTCGGGACGGCCCAGAGAGCTTCCTCGTGGAAATTGAACCAGTCGGTCCACATCTCCTGCTGGATCTTGTACCACTCGCTCTTGAAGATGTGCGTCAGGTCGCCCGACACATCGTTCAGCTCGATCTGCTGATCCGTCCAGGTGATGTAGGTCCGGGCAAACCGCCAGTAGCCGATCCAGGTCGTGGTCGGCTGCGGGGCTTGATACGTCTCGGTCTCATCGACCGAGTAGAACCGGGCGATCCGAGTGACGCCCAGCGTGATGTTGTCGCGGATGGACGAGCCACCCTGCAACGTGTCGGACATCTGTTGACCGCGCAGCAAATACCCGAGGGTATTCGTGTTCTGCTTCTGCGCGTCGTTGATGCAATCCTCTTTCGAGGAGTAGTACGTCGGCCCGGTGATGTCTTGGAACCGGGCGAACGCGGACATGCCAACCATTCGCTACTACCTTTTCTGGTGTAGCCCTACATGCTCGCAATCCTCTTGCGGGCCTCTTCGACGGAGATGGTCGGGTCCAGCGCAAAACGCGCCGCAGCCTCGGCCCTCTCATCCTTCGACGCAGCCGATCGGTTGATCGTCTTCGTCTTCGATGAGGCCGTACCGTTGGATTGCAGTAGGGCGATATCGTTCTGATCCTTGTTTGGCTTGGAGGATCCGGCAGCCTTCCACCCGAGCGCAGCCGCAGCCTTCGTCAGCAGGGCCTTCGTCCCGGCCAGCGTCGAGGAATCCCCGACCCCAGCCTGCTCCAGCGCCGCCGCGACCTTGAGGGCCTCGGGGAAGTTGTCGTCGTCCTCCAGTTGCGGGAAACGCTCCTGCAACGCCTCCCTGGCGTCGTCCACCCGCGATTGCGTCGCCGTCGTGACTTCACGAGCGAGCCGCTGCTCGATCGCGTCCTGACGGGAGGCAAGCGCCTCGAACGCTTTGGCCAGGGGTGCCGCCGCTTCTTCGCCATACAGATCAGCGATGCCCTTCATGGCCTCCTGGAGTGGCGCAAGAGACGGGGAGTCGGTCGGTTGGCTAACCTTCGACCCGCGTTCCTCGTGCGCGACTTGAGGCAAAGGGCTGGCCTTTTGCATGTCCGCAAGTTGCTGCGTCAATCTCTGCTTCTCGGCCACCGACTCTTTCAGCTCTTTCGCAAGAGCCTTCTTGCCGTCGGCGTCGAGCTTGGACAGAACCGCAGGAGATACCTTGGCGCGGGAGGTCAGGAATGCTTCGGCTTTCGCCAACTCCCGATCCAGCGGCGCTTCGGCCTCCGTCGATTCTTCCGTCGCACCCTCGGCGGGAATGTCCCCAGCCTTGGGTTGCACTTTGGGCGATGCGCCCATCGGCGAGTGCTTCTTGAACTCGTCCGGGAACTCCTGTTCCAGAATGGCGCGCACTTCCGCGTCCGTCTTCTTCCCCTGAAACTGCCCTCGCTCGTTCCGCACCGGAGCCTTCGAGGGCGCTTCCGTTCCGGGCGCGACTACCCCGCCAGCCGCACGCGCTACGTCTCCAAGCGCCTGCGTGGGGTTCTCGCTGATCGTCGCCTGCTCGCTCATTCGGGCGTCTCCATCTCCGTCCGAACCGCGATGATCGAATCCTCGCCCACCAAGAAGATGTCCGGGGCCTCGTCGTCGATGCAGATGGCCGCGTGCCGCGTGTAGACCACCCGATCGCCCTTCTTGACGTTCGGCGTGATGCGGTCCTCGTTCGTCTTGGCCCCGTTCTGGAGCCGCCCTGGACCCGTGAGGATCACGAGCCCCTCGCACAACGTCGATTCCACCGAGTCGGGCATGAGAATCCCGCCACGGCTCGCGGCCTTCTTGTACTCACGAACGAACACGTGCCCGCCCACCGGGCGGTATCGAAGCTGACTCTTGACCAATGTGACCATCTTTCCTCTCAGTCGAACTTGAACTGGCGACCCGTGCGGGCCTGAAACTCCTCAACGTCCTTCTTGCTCGTGAACATCGGCTTGCCGTACCGATCGACCTTGTGCCAGATCGGCTTCGAGCGCGCCCACTCGTCTGCGCTCTGAAGAAGCTCCTCCTTGCGCTTGGGGTCCTTCTCCTGGGCCGCCTCCAAACGCCTGCGAATCGCCACCTCGAGCGGGTTATGCACGCGGGGCAGGGAAGACGCGATGTTGTCGTACTTCTTCGTGATGATGTGCATTAGCGAACTCCAGACATGCGGGCCTTCTGGCCCTGCTGCTTCTGCGGCGCTTTCGTGGGCTTGGGCGCGGGCCGCTGGATGCGATTGCCCGGACGCGCCATCGACTGAACGGGCTTGGGCTGCGACGGCTTCGCAGGCTTCGGCGTCGCCTTGTCCCCGCTCATCTCCGCCTCGGCAGCCGCCGCCTGCTGCTCGGGCAATTCCCCGTTCATCGCCGCAGCCTGCACGCGCTCGATCCCGAGCTTCGTGCCGAGATCGGGCATGTTCATCGCATCCCCAACCGCGTCGAACGCTTCCTTCCAGCCAGCCATCGGGAACATCCCCACGACCGGCATCGCCGTCGCCGCAAGGTTGAAGACCTGCATCGCCCGCGCCTGGGCTACGCCCTCGTCCACCCGCTCCGTGGACAGCGCCTCGAGGTCAAGCTCGAGGTCCTCGAAGGTGATGTCCGGCTTGACCTCGATCGAATCCTCGTCCTCCTCCGGCTCGCCGCCCTGGAACTCGCCCATCCCAGTCTGCGCCGCGAACTCCTCCGGCATCGGGATACGCACGGCCTCGCTGTTCCAGATGTACCAGGCCGCCGTGCGGCAGGCGTCCAACAGGCCCTTGCGCTTGCGCTTCTTGATCCAGGACGTGCGCTGGTTGCCAGACGCATCGGCAATCGCGTTCTCCGTCGCCGTCCCGATGCCCGTCACCTCGCCCCGCTTGGCATCGTTCATCCCGAGCGCGTTGTCGAAGTCGCCTTGGAGGCCGAGGATCGCCAGCCGCTGCTCGTCCGTCATGCCCCCGATCTCGACCTCGCGCAGGTTGCGGTCGAGGTTGTCCATCTTCACCACGGCAGCCTCGCCGTCCCGCGTGTCGAGAACCGTGTCCACGAGCGTCGTGTCCTTGTCCGAGCCAAGGAGGATGCGCTTGCGGTTGCGGGCGGAGTCGAGCCCAGCCCGCTTGTGCGCGTTCAGCTCCCGGTTCTGCCCCTCCGTCGCCGTCAACGGCCCGAGCGGGTACGGGCTCCCAGGCACCTTGTACGCCCCTAGCAGCGCATACGGGCCCCAGGCAGGACCGAAGAAGGGCCTGGGCTTGCGGATGAACTTCGACCCGAGCATCGAGGAGCGGCCCGTCCAGGACGTTCTAGCGGCCACCGCAAGGTCAACCAGCGTCCCGTTGAACTTGAAGCGATCACGGCCCTTGACCTTCGCAGCCTCCGCCGTCTCCCACTCCGGCACCCAGACCTGATACCCAACGATCTCGTCCCGCTTGGGCGTCTGGTCTTCCTTGTCCCGACCGAGCTTCTCCGTGCCAACATCCCCCGACATCTGCCGGAGCGCCTCGATGTCCCAGCCTTCCTCGGGATGCTCGCGGGCGTGCTCGATCAGCTCGTCCCTGTCACGGACCCATGTGTGGAACATGATCCGCGAGGCGCGGAAATTGGTGCAGAGCGGGTCGAGGCCGAAGCGGTCGGGATCGAGCCGGTTCACAACCGGACGCTTGCGCGGATCCTTGCCCGTAGGGTCCTGGTCCGGCGTGGGCTCCATCTCCGTCAACAGCACCCCGTAGCTGAACAGGAAATCCATCGTGGCCGCCTCGTCGGCCTCTTGAACGTCCGTGTCCACAGCCCAGCGATCCATCGCGTGACGCATCGCCTCGGCCCAGATCTCGCCGCCTGGCCGCTTGGACTTCGCCATGAAGCGAGGGTTGTCCCACACGAGCACGGACAGCATCAGCGAGACGTACTGGTACGCCCCGTTGGCCGGGTCGTACTCCTCGTCCAGCGCCGGCCCGTCCCCTCGATACCAGGGAGCGTGAAAGCGGCGCACCATTCCGGGCACGCTCTCGCGGTGCTTCTTGCGCTGCGCCTCGGATGCCTCGAGGAGCGGGAACAGCCGTTCGGGGTCGCGGGGGATCATCCGACTCCAACCCTCCAAACGGGACGATGCCGACGCTTGGGCTTGAACTCGTCAGCGTGCCGGTAGACCTGGCCCATCGTGCCGGTGTCGAATGCGGGGATGGGCGGATCCTTGGGTGCGCCTCGGTTCCAGTTCTCGGCGCAAAGATAGCGCAGCTCGTCGCAGAAGTGATCCGCGCAAGCGTCGTCCGTCCTGTCGCCAATGATCTCGCCGGACGAGTCTCGCGCCCGGATGTAGCTCTCGATCTCGTCCCAGCCCTGCGTTGGGTGATGGCGCTCCAGAAGCTCGGGATCGACACCGTAGCGCAGCGCGTCCTCGCAGAACCGGATGCGCGGGATGCCGTCCTCGTCGCGCTCAA